ATCCTATTGAATTACATTGAGATGGATAAAAGAAAGAATTACATATTCCAGAAATACATAACCAAAGGGAAAGCTAAAACGAAGGCAATGGCAAAGCATTGAGCAAAGAAAACAACGGCTTTCATGCTTTCACCTCATTGGCAGCCAATGCGAACTTGATCGCGTCAATCAGTGCCTCGGCCTGATCGCGGGTCAGAGTAGCTCTAGCAGAGCCTCCGCGCACCATTACAGACAGAGACACGCCATTGTCCCATTCGTCAGTGTAAATAGCCGTGTTGTCGCTGCACTCTGTGCGGATCTGGTAGTCAATCGGACTATTCATGGCGCACCCCTTAAGCGGCGATGTAGTTCGTGCAACGCTCCCGACGGCGGGAATCGTATCCGGCGGGCTTACGTTGACCGCGCCACAATATAGCGTCAATCGAAAAACCTTTGCCGCTTTCAAACTGGCGGGATTTAATCAATTCTTCCCGTAGTTGCTTTACCCGTTGCGCCACGTTTTCTAAAGTGCCCTCAAACTCTTCGCGGTGTACAGTTGACATAGGGTAAGTAGTGACAAACCCCTCCATTGCGCCACGCTCTGAGGGTGAAGCGTGAATTGTGAACTTATGTGCTTTCATAGTGATCCTTTGATGTTAATTAAGTAAGGGTAAACAATTCGCCCTTAGAAACAAGTATCGGGGTTTTTGCAAGAAAAAACATAGGTAGAAACCCTAATAAAACCCTAATAGGGTTAACCCTAATCTGTATAAATAGACAGTCTATAGATGGGCTGGCATTTGATATAAATCAATCAAGTAGATTTAAGGTGACGCACTAAATAGGTGCAATTGTGATATGCATTCCAGCGGATGAATGAAAAGAAAAAAGAAAGAAACGTCAGGCCATTGTTTGCTCATCTAGTAGGAGATTACATAGGAGAGGAGACACAAACATGCGGCATTTCTAGCGCGAGACATGCGCCGAACCATAGCGCGAACATCATCCTAAAACCCAGAAAGACATCGGGCCCCTATGCTCTCCCATTTCCATCCCCCCCATCCTAAGCAATAACCCCCCCCCACACTATGGCGAGGTAGAGGGGGGTACCCCTGCTGCATGGTGCTAATAGGGGGGCCCGGTCACCCATCCCCAAAATTTCTACAAAAACTTTTTCCCCACTCAAAGTTGCTATTGCTGTTTCTGGTATAAAATTTTTCGCATAGAACTTTTATAGGAGTTGTTATGAATTGGACTCTTGCTCATCCCTTGTCGGATGCTGCTGACATTGTTTGGATGGCTGACACCTTCTTTGGAGAAGAAGCAGACGGGATCCTGAGGCGGGACAAGGCAGTGTTTACCAAGAATGTCACCATTGCGGCTACGGTCCAATTGTTTGACAAGAATAGGGAGTTCTTAGCAGTCTGTCGAACGCCCGATGAACGGCTGTTGGGGTTCTGTTGGTTTGACCGTGGTGGATACACTACCTACGCCAATGAAGAGATTTCCAATGCCAAATTCCACCATGTTGATTTAAGCCTACCGGCAAAGACTAGGGTGAAGTTAATCCACCAAATGATTGACCAACATATACTATGGGCTAATATGTGCGGGATTCCCGTCATTTGTTCTACTAGTATCCGCGCCGAACACGATGGGTTTATGAAGATTCACAAGAAGCGTGGGTTTGTCGTAAACGGATCGTATGCTTGGCTGCGTACTGAAGAGGGTATGAAATGCTTGATGTCGTAAATACTGCTGACAAGAAGCGGGTTAATGCTGCCCAAAAGAAAGCCATGAAGCTGGCTACAGGACAGATTATCCCTGAAGTTAAACCTAACCTTGGTGGCAGACCTAAATCCGTAGTTAACCGGGTAACCGAGTATGGCGCTTTGTTTAATAAGCTCAATGACGAGCGAGTCGCCAAAGGATTATCCCCGCTGAAGACGGCTATGGAAGTCCTTATTGATGCCATGCAGTCCGATGAGATGGACATTAAGGACAAGGCTAGGATTGCTGATAAACTGGCCCCATTCGAGTCTAGCCGCGCTCCTATCATTTCGATTGAGCACGTCCAAAACATCAGTAAGGACGAGGAAGTATCTGCTGATGAGGCGTTGGATGATTTCCTAACAGCTATCCGTAAAGTATGAAACACGATAAACCTATCGCTCATAAGACTACCGGCAAGGGTAAGACATATAACCCTACCGACAAAGGCGCTGGAATGACCGCCAAAGGCCGTGCGGCATACAATGCCAAGAACGGTAGTAACTTAAAAGCGCCCGCACCGAATCCAAAGACCAAGAAAGACGCTGGACGCAAGGCTTCTTTCTGTGCGCGGATGGAGGGAGTTGTTAAACATGCCAAAGGCCCCGCAGAACGCGCCAAGGCCTCCTTAAAGAACTGGAAGTGCTAATGAAGCCCGGACTCTATGCCAACATCCATAAAAAGCAGGAGCGGATTAAACGTGAAAAAGCGGAAGGTAAGCCTGTAGAGAAAATGCGAAAGCCCGGCTCCAAGGGTGCGCCTACTGCTAAGTCGTTTAAAGAATCTGCTAAAACTGCTAAAAAGTGATTAGAATTCAAACTTTCCAATATAAGGAAACCCCATGCCGCTGAAAAAAGGTACTTCTTCCAAAACGATGTCTAAAAACATCAAGACAGAAATGAAAGCTGGCAAACCGCAAGATCAAGCTGTGGCTATTGCCTATTCTGTGAAACGTGAGTCCGAAGCTAAACGCAACCCGAAAGGCAAAAAATGAATACCAATTTCCAATACGCCCAAGCGCCCAACCGCAAAGGCAATGTCTCCAAGCACACGCCCAGCCATTCTGGTGGCGTAACTGCTGTAACCGGCCCTAAGCACGGCGTAGCTACTCCCAAAGGTAGCCAAGGCGCTCCTGCTGCTAACGGCAACATCACAGGCCGTCATCAAAAAGTTCAGGTCAGCACCCATGCTGATTACTGTGGAACCATCAAGAATGATGGCTACATGGACAAGTCAACCAAAAACTACTTGGGGTAATTTATGTCTGGATACGGCAAAATCATTTCTGGCGGTGCGCGTATGACCAAGGGTCTTACCAAAGGCATCAATGACAAATTGGAAGAGTATGCTGAAAGCCACAAAATGTCGGCTACTTTGGCTAACTCGGTACGCAAAGCGTTTAACCAAAACCCGTTGTCTGATCCACATTTGAATAACATCAATGTGAAAGCAACACCAAAGTTCACCACCCCAAAACTACCCGCAAAAATTTGAAAGGTATAGCATGGCATATGACATTGAGGCACTGAAAGCAGACCTGCCTACTGCAAAAGAACTAGCGCAATTTGTTTACGACAAAACTCAAATTTCGCTAGACCTTGTTGGTAAACCAAAAGAAGACCAATACCAAGTCGCAAAAAACGCGCTGGAAGGAAAGAAGATACCGTCTGATTACACGACGGACTTGAATCCTTACTTGGACAAAAAGGAATTGATTCCTGAAGACGCAATCAAGCCCGTACCTCCACGGTCCGCTGAATTGCCACCTGAAGAATCGCGCATTCATTTCTTTGGCGCTACCAACATGCCCCATCCGACAGACCCGCAGTCTGACCGGAAGGTGCAGATTAACTTCCGCAAGTACGACAACGGAGTAATCACGTTTCAGGTGATGGGTCCATTGGAAAAAATGGCTATTGGCAAACGTATCAACAAGTTTGGACAAGAGCAGCCAGAAAAATATAGCTGGCTCGACCCCCGTACAGCAGAGACATTGATGCGCCGTGCTGATGGAACTTATACCGAACAAGGCCGCAAGTTGTTTGCATATTGCAGCGGAGAAAAAGGCGGCGGTATCTGGCCCATGATTGACCGTGACCTAGTGAACTTCACGCAGAAAAACGTTACGGATCCGTGGGCCTAATGGAAGAACACACAAACCTCTTTCGCCAAAAGCTACCGGCTCAAGCGGAGGTTTGTGCGCGTAAAGCTCTTGAGCGGCTGCAAAAGGATTTGCAAAACGATCATCTCCTCAGCCCTCAAGATGTCTTCTATTTAGCCTCTGCCGCCCAAATACTGTTGGACATACGCGACTTGTATGGCAAAAAGTGAATCCAGTGATTACATTCAACCCATCTACAAAGACAGGGCGCTCAAGCATTTAATTAAGTTGGCAGGAGGCAAAAGTGCTATCAAGCATTTGTCTGATGAACAGCTTAAAAAGATGCGGGCGGCGCGGGAAGTAATCGCCAAGGACATGCAGTTCAATGCCTTGAAGTGGTTTAGGCCGTTCAAGTACCAAGAAGAATTCTTTGCCACAGGCGCAACCCATGCCCGCAGGGGAATGATTGCAGCTAACCGTGCCGGTAAAACCATTGCGTCTACCTATGAGACTGCTTACCACCTGACCGGCAGATACCCCAAGAATTGGAAAGGCATGAAATGGGACAAGCCCATCATTGCTATGGCCTCGGGAGAGTCGTGGGAACAAGTATCCAAAACCTTACAAAACAAACTGTTGGGCTGTGATGACATCAAGCAGTCTTACAAGTTAGGTACAGGCTCTATCCCACGGGAATGCAT